GCCACTGCTGACGGCGAGCACTTGGCCATTGGTGCCGAGGGTGCCGGGCGTATCGCTCAGGTCGGTGATGCTGGCCGCACTGATACGGGCATCGACTGCCGCGTCGGTATATCCCACCTTCGCGTTATTGGTCGCCGTATCGCTTTCGATGGTGTCCAGGTCTACCGCCTGCGTAACGGTGAGGTGGTCCACCTTATCGAGCTGCGCCTGTGTCGCAAACTTGTTGGTCGTGGCCGCGTCGCTGATGTCGTCAGCATCGAGCACGACGTCCCCGGTCTGCGTGTTTACGCTGGTGACGTTGCCGCCGGTGGTGACGGTGGCGGTACTGCCGGAGATGGACAGCGAACCGTTCGACACCACCAGCTTGTTGACGGTACCGCTGGGGTCGCCGTCGACCTCCTCCACGGTAAGGATAGACAGCGGTTGGATATTGATATCCGGCGCCTGCCCGACGCGCATCACCCGGACGTTGTACGTAGCCTCGGCGATGTATGCGCGTTGATCGCTGTCGAACTCTACGTCTGCGGTGTCGAAGTCGATGCTTTGAATGTTGACGCCGGTATAGGTTCCGCCGACACGATCGAGGGCGCTCCGCACCTCGTCGCTGATGGTCATGGCTTCGCCGTATTCCTCGCTGACGCAATACACGTCAACGCGGGCGGTGTCCAGGCTACTGCTGCCCGACTTGGTTCCGCTCGGCTGGATATCGCTCACCTTGTAAACGATGAAGGGGAGCGCGGCGTCTTGGTCCGCAATCTCCGGATATACCCGCGTTCCGCAGATGGCGACTATATCCGCGTCACTGCTCAGGATGTTGTATAACGCCTTGCCTACATTCATTTGCGTAAGATTTTATCGAACAGTAGGGAATAGCCCTCGGCAAGTTTGCGCTGTGCTGCTGGCAATCCCTTGGCTACACCACGCGCGAAGAAGCCGCGGTTGGAGGTTCCGCTTCGCATTCCTCGCCCTCCGGTGAAGCCCTTGAATCCTTTTCGTATGGTGGGCATGATTCCCTCCTCCACGATGTGGGCGAAGTATCCATCGGACTTGATGACCGAACCGGGATCCTTCTTGTCGAAAGTCGATTGCGAGCGCGGGCCGACCAAGTAGGTAAACTTCGAGCCCTTGGCCTTAAATACCTTAATACTGTTGCGCAGTGTCCTGTTTTTGATCTCGTAGTTCGGGCCTCCTTTTCCTTTATTGTTTCCTGTACGCTTGACGAAGATGCTCCCACCATGTGGGTCAATTACGGCCTTTACGCTCTTCTGTATCTCCTTGGCTGCTTCCTTGTGGATTTTTGTTACCGCCTTGCGGTTCTCCTTACCGAAGTTGCCCATCCTGTCGAGCGTCTTAAATAGCTCGTCCATGCCTTCCAGTCCCCTTGCGTCCAACATCAGCGCCCTCCTTTTTCGCGGCAGTGGAGGCGCAGACCTTCGCGGCGCCCTACCTCTTCCTGCCCCAGTATCTCGTAGTTCCTGGATTCGAACACAACGCGGTCGGTTTCGGTGATCGTGAACGAGCCCTGAGGGTGGCGGATGAAGAACTCGATATTCTGCTGTGCGAACATCTGCTCGGCTTCCGGCGTCTCCTTCTGCCCGCCTTTATAGATGACCTGCGCCCATACCGTGGCGACGGTGGTGTAGTCCTTTTCCACCTCGCCGAAATCGTTCCGGGTGTCGTCCTGCGACTGGATTGTTATCCGCCTGTCGAGCCGCTGGAACTTCATCGGAAGGAGACAATTCGGTACGGGTTCAGCAAAGCATCGAGGCCGAGCTTCACTTGTGTCGTTATGGTGCCCACGATCTCCGGCTGTCGCAGTTCGTACATGTGGGCGACCAGGAGCTTAATGGCATGCACCATCGCCTCCGGTACCGCTGACTCAATGTATCCCACCGTAGCCGTTACGTTCAACTTGCTGAACGTGTAGTCGTATGCGCTTGGTACATTGATGAGTTCAACCTGTGCCGGGTTGCGCAAATAGTCGAGATAGTAATCGATGTCCTGCGTCAGCGTCGTGGTAGTCGTCGGCCCCGTGCGGTATGACAGCAGAAAGCCTGTTCCCGATACGGGGCCGATAGGTATCTCGAACTTGCTATATACCTCCTCGTATGTAATTAAAACGATGCGATCGCCGAGGCGGGTATTTGTGACGTTCTCGATGTGCAATACTGCCGCGTCCCGCATCGCCTCGATGAGGGTGTCCTCCTCGCTGTGTTCTACGCGAAGGAATGCCTTAAGGTCGGCGGTGCTGACTATTTGCGAGGTGGTGGCCGTCGTAACGTCCGATATGGTGTACCGCATGCTTTGCAATTTCGACAAAAAAAGGGAGGGCTATCGCCCCCCCTTTCTCAATTGGAACCCCCCAATTATTAGGTGTCAGCACCCAAAATCGTTGCGTCGGTGAACGGAAGCGCACCGATAGACTCGGCACGGCGTACCGCAGCGTCAAAAAATGTGTCACACACAATTTTTACTGTGCCCGCCGAGGAGCCGGAGTAAATGTCCACCGTGACGTCGAGGCCGCCCCAGTTGGCGTAATGCAGATCCGTCCAATCTCCGTAGTACACGAAGCGGAGCGCATCCCATCCCGTGGCTGCGCCGAGGGCGACGTCTGCGCCGCCGTCGATGAGCTGCGAAGCGTAGACCGCGCCGGCGTCGATGCTCGGAACGCTGCCGCTGGTGAGAACGTTGTAGCCGAAGATGGAACCATTCTCCACCAACGGGCTAACGCTGGACACGTTGGCGAGGCCCATGAGGTGAGCCATAGCCGTCGGGTGCATGAGGAACGCGGTGTTGTTCTCCGCGCCGTTGGCCGTAATCGTGCTCCACAGGTTGCGGATGTCCGTGGCTGCGGTAGCGGCCAGGTCGTTCGTTCCGGTCTCCGTTCCGAGCACCACCGTACCGGTGCCGTTCGCCAGCGCGGTGGCGCCGCCCGTTCCGTGGATGGCCTTCAGGGCGATGGCGTCTTGAGCGACAGCGATGGAGCGACCGAAATCCGCGGCGATGACCTGCGCCATGTTGCCAGCGGTTTGGTTGATGGCCTCCTTCGTGACGATCATCTGCTGAGCCAAGCGGTTTGGCGAGAGCGTGACGGCACCCATCGCGCCGGTGTTGCCGGTGACGCTGGCACCCTCCACGGGCGTCTCGGCTGCGTCGGTCGGCAGGCTGGGGAGCTTGATGTCTCCCACGAAGCCGCTCAAGCGCGTGGCGCCGGTAGCCTCCAGCAAGGAGGAGGAACGCAGCGCACCCACAAGGGCGTCCACTTCCGTGGCCACGGTGGTCACTGCATCGTTCACGCCGCTTTGTGAGCTGTCGACGCCGTAGACGTTACGGGTCTCCAGCAGCTTGGCGGGGATGGAGAAGTCTCCGCGGAGCGGGAGACCCATCGCGCCGGCTTCGTTGCGGGCTTCTTGGTGCATCTCACGCTCGACGCCGGTGGGGTTGCCACCTTCGCGGAGCGCCTTGGCGAAACTGTACGAAGCGCGGATGTTCTTCATCTCGGAAGCCTCCGAGGTAGATCCGGCTCCGGTCTGCGCCATCTGCTTGATGCGGCTCTCGTTCTTGGCGAGGCTGTCGCGCATCTCTTCAGCCTTGGCGAGCTTGGCGTGGATGTCGTTGGTTTCTTCGAGCTCCTCAGCAGTGAGGGCCCGCTCTTCGCTCGTGGCGAGCTCCTGGACGTTCTGCAGCTTGTTCTCCAACTGGGAGATGTAGCGTTGCGCGTCTGTACTGGTGCGGAAGTTCATTGTAAAACTCTGTTTGGTTGGCAAGTTAGTACCCTCTTTCTTTTTATTGCGCGCCTCGACCACCGTGTTACTGTAGGCCGGAAACGGGACGATGCTCAGCTCGTAGAGCTCGCCGATTTTGTTGATGGTGCGCAGGTTGGCCTCTTCGTTCCAGTCCTGTTCTGCGATGGTGAACCCGAACGACATTTGATTCATATCGCCGCGCTTGACCATCTCGTACAGATCGCGGGCGGCCTGAGTGTTGCCCAGCTCGGCGCGGTACTTCAGTCCGCGATCGTCTTGGCTGATGGCCATCGTGCCGGACTTCGTGCGGGCGTAGGGTGCGCCCTCATGGTTCAGCAGTAGCCGAACGTCCGCGTCCAAGACGCCATCGAAAGCGCCGCGACTGATTCGCTCCTTGAACGGCCCCAGGTCGGTCGTGTCGTCAAAAAGTGCCGCGTAGCCTTCGAGCACCATCGGAGCCGTGGCCCGCAGCTCCGCCGTGCGCCGCTGGATATCCGGCGCAGCTTTGCGCGTCTCAACCGGTGCCGGTTCGGGTTCGGGCTGTGTTGCGGTGAATAGGTTCGCTCCATCCTCCATTCGGTATTCGATGAAACCCTC